AGTTCTGGAGAAACCAAACGCCTTTCCATTCCTGCTCAACACCGTTTTGGTCAAGCAGTTCGTTGTTGTGAACGACATGGACTTCAAGCACCACGTTGTTCTGATCTAGCTTTGCAAAGTGAGACATGCTTTACCTCAGAATGTGATCGTGCCGTTGCCGGTGAATTTGTAGGTGCGATAACCGCCACTTACTGTAATCGTTGGTGATCCTGTTGTTGCCGATGCTGCTGGATATGTGTCTACATAACGGACTATCACAACACCTGACCCACCGGCTCCCCCGGCAACAGAAGAACCACCAGCAGAGCCACCACCACCGCTACCAGTATTGATCGCCCCAGCAGTGGGTGAACCAACACCACTGGCTCCATTCCCGCCTATACTACTTCCACCAGATCCAGAAGATGTATAACCACCTCCGCCACCGCCTGCTGCATAAAAAACACCTGAGCTAGTAGGCCATTCACTGCCAGTACCGCCGGCACCGCTTACCGATCCAGAACCGCTTGAACCAGCGCTTCCAGATCCGCCGCCGCCAGCACCACCAAAATTCCCTGCCGCATTACTACCTGTTCCGCCGCTATTCCCTTGTGATGGAGATGTAGAAGGTGTATTTCCATTACCTGCGGCACCAGCGCCATCATTCCCGCCGCCGCCCCCGCCGGACCCGCCATCACCACCAGTACGCGCCCCTGTTGAATTTGAGCCGCCACCGCCACCACCATACGCCTTAATGGTATTTGTACCTGCTCCTGATGGGCTTTCTGTAATACCTGTTCCCGCAATTGATGAATCCCCGCCGGATGATCCACGCGCTGATACTGATGTTGCCCCTGCCCCAGAGTTTCCAACGGTAATCGTATAAGTTGTTCCAAACGTCAGCGTTAGATTTGTTGATGATTTTCTAAAACCACCGGCCCCGCCGCCACCACCAGAATTAATACCACCCCCACCGCCCCCCGCAACAAGAAGATATTCAATTGAAATTGTCTGGTTAATAATGCTAGAAGAGGTATTGCTATACGAAATCCAACCTTGCGTTGCGTCAACGTAGACTAAGTTCACAGAGCCGCGACTTGTATTAATTATTCCGTTCGCTGTTGATCCGTTTAATTTATTGCTGTTAGGGTTAACCGTCAGGTTATTAGTACCCCACGTACCCGCATAATCTGTCAGCGTGATGACATTCCCTGCCGCTGGACTAGCAGGTAGCGTGACGGTAAATGCTGCGGAAGTCGTATTACACGGATAAGCCCTGCCAGCCACAGCCGTAAACCCCGTGGTCTGCACGGCCTGCCACGCCACACTGGATATACCAGATGTGCCTGACTGCGTGATGTTTGCGGATGTGATCTTGGTAGTCATACCGAATCAGCTCCTAGACTTGGAACAATCCACTGGCAGGTCGCTTCATCAAGCGTTGCATCATCGCTTGGCTTGGGCGGGATGAAGGCATCACGCGCTGCATCGTAGGTGTAACCCAGCCCAGCGTAATTTTTCCTGAAGTTGCCGTTATACGAAGTCTGCTTCCAAGTGCCGCCAAGCAGTCGTTCGCAAAAGGCTGCTCCGATGTATTCCTTCTCAACACCGTTAGCGTCTGCTGTGTCTTTGTTATCAACAACGATGACTTGCACAACAACGTCGTTTTCAATCTTTGCGAAATGACTCATCATTAACCTCTTGCAAATACACCATGATATTTATCGCGGGCTTCTAAAGCCACAAGCTCCGCGAATTCCAGATCTTCATGCCAGCCAAAAAACCTACGCTTTCTGTTTATTGAGAGTTCAACTACCCATTTCTGACATTTTTTATCCCAGCGAACATTTTTTACGCCACTCGTATTGTTTTTATGCAGCTTACGATTCAAACAATTCTGTTGCTGTGTAGCCTCACGCAAATTTTCTATGCGATTGTCAGACCTATCATTGTTGATGTGGTCAATGATTTTTGGCGCATACCCGTGGTGATAAATAAAAATCAATCTGTGCAACGTATACACCACGCCATCTACCCTCATGCGGATATACCTGTGGTGATTTGTAATTGGCGTAAATTTTGGTTGACGGCCATGCTTGGCGTATAGCTTGCCATCCCTGTAATCAAAAAGCTCTTGAAGGCGTTGCTTGCTGATCATAGCTATGCCTCCAACTTAAGACCAGTTAAATCCATTTCCTCGCCAACTGTGCCAACGGGAAACGTGTTAAACGATAGCGATATGCGTGTCTGCTCACCCTGAACCGTAGGTACCATGTGCGTTAAGGATGAGGGGAAAAGAATCAACCGGCCAGTGAATGCCTCAAACCACCAAGACTCTGAGTTGTACGCATTCCAGTTGTCGGTGGGAAACTTGATCTGCTGCCAGCCGTCTTTGTAAAAGTAAATCCTGTCATCAGGATTGGTCTGCAAGTAAAACACGCCTGAGATGTAGCTATTGGGGTGGGCATGTTTGTGGTGATACTGACCCTGCTCACTGTAATTGCACCAGCTTTGTGTGATGCGTAGGGATACATTGTGCTTGGGATTGACTGTGGCTTTGAAGTATTCAGCCACGCTGTCCTCAATGAATGATCGCAGGCTTGTCATGGCCGGATTGCGAAGCACGAAGTTATCCGTGGAGGTCGTATTGCCCATGTTAGGCCGAGTCTCAAGCTCACGCACAAAGAACATCTCCTCGTCCGTGAGTTCACGGCCAAGGTCTGCAAAACCTACAGCGGTGGGAAATAAGTTATGCAGGTTCACCGATAGCCTCTTCAATCATCCTTCTTTCGCCAGTGATCTTTTCCCAATCCTCATCAAGCCAGATCGTGGGGATTGACTCTTCAAACTCTTTAATCTTTTCCATCACCCAGTAAATCTCTTCCATGCTGGGCTTAGGCCGTGGATCATCCCAACGTGTAATGACGTTATTGGTTATTTCCCACTTGGCATTGGGACGAAGCATGTGCATCGCCGTATCAATGCCATAAAACCTCATGATCTTTTTATCGCTCATGTGACCTCTTATTGATTGATCTTGATGATGACGATACCGGAGCCGCCTGCCGCGCCGTTGCCGCTATTCGGAGCCACATATCCGTTTCCACCGCCCCCGCCACCAGTATTAGTACCACCAGCCGTTGCAGCCGAAGCCCCTGCCGCCCCACTACCGCCGCCGCCAATGCCACCCGTGCCTGCTGGAAGGCTTGACCCAGCAGGTTCTCTTCCAGTACCACCACCACCGCCACCTGCAAAATATCCTGTTGATGGTGAACCCCCAGGCCCAGCACCACCAAAAGACGCAGCGTAAGATGGCCCTTGTGTACCTGCTCCACCATTGCCTCCACCAACGCTCGTATTACCTGCGGTTCCAGCACCAGAAGAACCACCACCGCCGCCACCGGTGTAAGTATTAGGCACAGTTGCGCCAGCACCTCCATTGCTTCCTTGCGAAGGGCTTGTAGATGGCGTATTTCCAGTGCCGCCAGCACTATTGTTATATCCACCTCCGCCACCTGAGCCTCCATCTGCTCCTGTAGCGTTTGGCGCATAACCAGACCCGCCACCACCGCCACCAAATGATGTGATGGCATTTGAGTAGGGGTTACCAGGAGCAGCGGGACTTGCTGTTATACCTGTTCCAGATATGTACGAATCACCGCCACTAGCGCCTCGTGGATAAGATCCTGGCCCAGCTATTCCTCCCGGTCCACCACCACCAACAGTAATGGTTAAAACATTGCCAGCAGTGATTCCAGCCGTATGGCCTGCTGCTGTTCTATAACCACCAGCTCCACCGCCACCACCAGCAGCACTTCCAGCACCAGCCCCACCACCACCAGCAACGATCAAGTAATCAATTGACGTAACACCAGTAGGCACAGTCCACTGACCAGACCCTTTGAAGGTGAATACGGTTTGTGATGGTGCTTGGTATTTCAGGATGACAATGCCGGAGCCGCCTGTACCGCCTGTACCACTTGCTCCCCCGCCACCGCCACCAGAGTTTGTTGTTCCATTTTGTTTTCCGGTTGACCCTCCGTCAGCATTCCCGCCGCCACCGTAACCGCCAGCACCTCCAGTTGAACTACCTGCACCGCCGCCGCCGCCAGAAAAATAACCTGTAGATGGCGAACCTCCTGGGCCAGCCGCACCAAAACTTGACGCATAAGATGGGCCTTGAATGCCTATTCCTCCAGCACCGCCCGTAGTGGTTGAAGGGGCTGCATTACCATTTCCTCCTGCACCACCGCCACCGCCTCCACCACTTGCGGCAGGATCATTGGCTCCATTACCGCCATTGTTCCCTTGGCTTGGCGAAGTAGATGGTGTATTTCCTGTTCCAAAATTATCTGTGGCGGTATCTCTCTGCCCGCCACCGCCACCGCATCCACCATTTCCGCCTTGTTGGACTCCCGAATTTCTTGAACCTCCACCCCCACCACCAAAAGCTACAAAAGCATTAGTGTAAGGATTCCCTGACGATGGGTTATTAGCAATTGGCGACCCAGAAATATATGAATGACCGCCTTGTGTGCCAACAGCAGTTGCTGTACCACCTGCACCACCAGACCCAACATTGATCGTGTAATCAGTACCTGCGGTAACAGCTAATCCTGTTCCAGTTCTATAACCGCCAGCGCCTCCGCCGCCACCTTCACCGGATGACCCACCATTTCCACCCCCACCACCACCACCAGCGGCCACAATCAAGTAATCAACCTCAGTCACCCCCGTAGGGCAAGTCCAAGTTGATGTCGCTGTGAAGGTTTGGATGATGGTATACCGCTGCCCCAGCGATCCAATAATCAAATTAAGAATGCCAGTCATGGCGCTTCCTTTAGGTCAAACCGTTGCCGGAAATCAGCCAAGTCGTGGAAGTCATCTTGACCGCCGTGGCAATACCATACTGAGCAAGACTCCGTGATCCCGTAGATCCCGTTCCTGCTTGGTAAAGCGTATCGCTCGTAATCGAAATCGTGACAACCTGCGAAGTCATGTTAATGAAGGTCAACACCGTTCCCGTCGCATAAGCCACCGAACTATTAGCAGGGATCGTAAACGTCCTTGCGTTAGCGTCTGTTGATGGGTGGAAGATAACCTTCCCGGCATCAGCAGCAACCGCCGTATAAGCGGCAGACTGCTCATTGATCGGCGCGTTTAGGTAGCCAAGCGTGTCTGCTGACGTTGAATCAGGTAGCGTAAGGGTCGCTGATACCGACGTGTTGGCGCTTTGTAGCGTGGTTGTGCCAGCACCAGAAGCATTACCCTGAACTTTAAGATTGCTCATGTCAAATCCTTAACCAAAAATTAACCAACGCTGGTCTGTGCCAACAGTCACCGCAACACCTGTATTGATCGTGACAGGCCCAACACTTGAGCCGTTATAAGCCGACGTTACCGAGTAGTTGCTAGAAATGGTCTGTTGATTCTCAGCAATAACACCAGAAGCTCCACCACCACCAAGCACACGAATCTGAATCGCCACACCACTTGCAGGCGCAGTCGTAAACACAACGTTCGTACCAGAGATCGTGTAGTCAGTCGTCGGTACTTGCGTAACGCCGTTCTCAATAACGAGAACATTGTTTACTGTCATGCCAGAGGCACCGGCAAACGTCGTCGTTGTGCCGTCGCCTGTGTAGGTGTAAGTGGCGTAACCAGATCCACCACCGCCGCCACCGCCTCCGCTGATCGTCACAGTTACAGCGGTTCCTACGGCTGATGCCGTTACACCCGAACCAACAAAATCAAAGCTCGTAACGCCAGACGTTAAGAGAGACCCTTCGTCTGATACCGAGATATTAGTTCCAGCACCTGAGTATCCCGATACCCCTGAGAAGCCAGAAAGACCTGAAAAGCCGCTGAGTCCAGAGAATCCGCTTAATCCTGAAAATCCACTCAAACCTGAGAAGCCACTGAAGCCTGATGTTCCGGCACCAGAGAATCCCGAGATGCCTGAGAATCCTGATACGCCTGAGAATCCACTCAGGCCTGAAAACCCACTGAGTCCTGAGAAGCCACTAAGACCAGAAAAGCCAGAGATCCCTGAGAAGCCTGATGCGCCAGAAAATCCTGAGAAGCCTGAGGTGCCGATGCCCGAAAAGCCGCTGATTCCAGAAAATCCACTGATTCCAGAAAAGCCACTGGCTCCAGAGAAACCACTGATTCCGGAGAATCCGCTGATACCTGAGAAACCACTGATGCCAGAAAAACCGCTGATACCCGAGAAGCCTGAGTATCCGGAAGTTCCGCCACCACCGCCGCCAGAAATAGTGACCGTTACAGCGTTACCAACTGCTGTGGCCGTTACACCAGCGCCTACAAAATCAAATGACTGGACGTTGGTTGTAAGCGGGATACCTTCATCAGAGACGGTAATCGCAGAGCCGGCGCCAGAAAACCCTGAGAGACCAGAGAATCCCGAAAGGCCTGACAATCCAGAAAAGCCACTTAAACCTGAAAAGCCAGAAAGGCCTGCGCCTGAAAAGCCGCTAAACCCTGATATGCCCGACCCTGAATAGCCAGAAATCCCTGATCCTGAGTAGCCAGAAAGGCCGGAGAATCCAGAAAGGCCAGAAAATCCTGAGCCGCCAGAAAACCCAGAGAGTCCTGAATAGCCTGATAAACCAAGACCTGAGAATCCCGAGTAACCAGAAATGCCAGAACCTGAGTAGCCTGAGACACCAGACCCTGAGTAACCTGAAAGGCCAGAGAATCCTGAGAGTCCAGAGAATCCTGAGAGGCCTGAAAAGCCGCTTTGCCCTGAGTAGCCTGATAAACCAAGGCCTGAGAAGCCAGAAAAGCCCGATATGCCCGATCCTGAGTATCCTGAGAGGCCGCTGTAGCCTGATAGTCCTGAATAGCCGCTAAGGCCCGAATAACCGCTCGAGCCGGGGTTATCGCCCGAAAACCCAGAAAAGCCAGAGAATCCTGAATAGCCCGATACGCCACTGCCGCCACCACCGCCTGAAATGGCTGATATGGCACCCGTGGTCGTCTTGACCGTACCCCCATTCTGAACAATGGGTACAAGCTCAGTGCCCGTGAGGGCTTGAGCATTAGGCAATTGGGTTATCGTTTGATTAGCCATTATGGTGAGATCGCTATTCCATCAAGGTTTCCGTCATTCTCAATCAGATTGGTATTGCCTTCTGTTGAGAGAATAATCGTTTGCTGGTCATTCAACACTAAATTGTTCTGAATGGCAGCTACGGATACATCAGGCCTAGGGAAACGTAAGTTGATTCGCTCTGTTTGTCTTGCAGGCAGACGGTAAGGGTCCTTTTCATCCCTGCAATTCTCTTCACAAACCATCAAGCCGGGAAAGTTGATGTCAGGGCCAAGGGTGGCATGAGGACGCTTCATGCGACAGCGATCACATATGCCGATCGCTATGTCTGAGTAGCCCTCTGTGTCAAGAAATCTTGGCATTATTTTGTATATACAGAAATATTTGGCGCAAAATAAATCGGACTGCGATCTCTCTCCTCTTGCTCGGCAAGATTAAGGTACTTTGCAGCCTGGTCTTCAAGGTATTTAATGCGCTCAAGAGGAACTTGCGGTAATTCCATGCTCAATTGATGAGACAACATGCCCACTGTGGCCAAGTACCAGCGCTGAGGGATCTGAACCTCATCAGTAAGGTCGCCAACATCCATAATTTGCTTGGAATACCAGACAGTCATCTGGACATACCACTCATTAGGCACTGGCCAGAGGTAGATTTCAGGTTGCGGGATGGTCCGGTTAAACCAAAACTGATAAGGCTGGTTGGCTGTGAAGTTTTTGTTGGGCAAGTTCGTGTAATCGTCACGATTTAATCGTGCCATTTGGATCTCACGCGAGTCATTACCAACATAAAACTCTCGTAAGCCCAGCGTTGTGCCACCAGAAGCCCTTACTCGGTAATATCGGACGCTTTGGCCTGGGTCGATGTCATACCAGAGCCACTGCTTATCAGTGACGGTAACGGTTCCGATGTCGTAGAGCGTGTTCCAGGTTGAGTTATCAACGGAATACTCAAGGGTAAGCGTCCAGGCGGCACTTCCACCACCAGAAACATAGGGGAGAAGGCCGATTGACCCAGCATAAATCGGGTTATTGGTGCCAAAATCGACTGCAATATTGCCATTGGTGCTCGTTTGCAAACAGTAAGTATCAACGTCGCTATCGCCTGCAAAGGCTGCGCTGCCACCTGCGCTGGTTGAATAGCTTCCATCAGGGCGTTGCATGGTGCGGTAGAGCACATTAAGCGCATCATTTGCCCCGACAGGCAGGGTGTAAATGTATTTCTCTGGCGTTAAGCCAATAATTTCTTTCTTGACAGCCCAATACTGAATACCAATGTTGATGAGGTTCGTTAAAACGAATCCCAACGACTCTTTGGCCGTAATAAGCTGTTCACTGGTTAACTCTTCAGCCAGCTTGCCACAGCGCCTTGCGGCGTGATCTATAAGCGTTTGGACTGAGAAAACCTGACCGTATGTGTCTGAATAGGCCATCTCACCATCCTGGGCAGTTCCAGCGCCTCATCGATGCTCTTGCACGCGATCCACGCTCAGATTTTTCGGCAACCGGACCCATTCTTGCACAAAAAGAGTCTCTACGAGGCCCTCCTTGTGGCTGTGGTGCCTTCAGGTTTGATCCTGTTTCTCGGTTGTATTTCGCTCTACCCTTGGCGGTAAGACCCGCGCCTTGATCTGCCGGAAGCTT